CTTTCCTCAGACGTATACAGAAAGAGAAAAAACAAATGGAAATCCGTGAGAAGATCATTGAGAAGTCGGGGTATGATGAGGTTATGCACGTTGACGACACTTACGGTAATTCTAGTGACTACAATTCTATAAAAGAAGCAGTTCAAACAAAGATGAATCAATGAAGCTAACTCAAGATGTGATCGATAAGATTCAAGAAGCGATGAATCATACCAAGAAAGATGGTAGTATTAATTGGCAAGATAGTGATGAGATTGAGGTAAATCTAGCAGGGACATTTGCTGCTGATAGATTTATTGTTATCAAGAACAAGACAAAAGACCCAGTGGTATCTGCTCAACCACACCCATACTTTGATTACGAGAAGGGTGAGTTTACTAAATGCAGTAGAGAAGAATATTTAAAAGAACAAGCGGAGCAACAACAACAATGAAGATAGCTATAATAACTGATACTCACTTCGGAGGTAGAAGGGGTAGTAAGGTATTCCATGACTTTTTTCAAAAATTTTATGATGATATATTCTTTCCAGAACTAGAAAAGAGAGGTATCAAACACTGTATCCATATGGGAGATGCCTTTGACAACAGAAAGAATATAGATTACTGGTCACTTGATTGGGCAAAGGATAATGTATATGATAAGTTCAAAAATTTGGGGGTCGCAGTTTGGCAACTTGTAGGTAATCATGATGTCTACTACAGGAATACAAATGAGATCAACTCTATTGATTTACTTTTAGAACATTATGATAATATAATTCCTATATCCAAACCAGGCACATATGATATTGGTGACTTCAGAGCGATGATGCTGCCATGGATATGTGATGACAACTATAAAGAAACATGTGCAGCAATAGATGAGTCAGATGCTAAGATTGCTTTTGGTCATCTTGAACTTACTGGGTTTGAATTATATCCAGGCATGGTTCAGCAGGGTGGTATTGATAAGGGTATCATAGAAAAGTTTGATACAGTATTCTCAGGACACTATCACACCAGAAGCAATGATGGACATACATTCTACCTAGGCAATCCTTACGAAATGTATTGGAATGATTGTGGAGATAAGAGAGGTTTTAATATATTTGATACAGAGACAGGAGAGATGGAGTTTGTACAGAATCCTTACACCATGTTCAAGAAGATATACTATGATTCTACCCCTTCTGCAACATTCAAAGCACACTTATACAAAGATAAGATAGTTAAGCTATTCATTAGATCTAGATCAAGTCAGTTAGAATATGACAAGTTCCTTGAAAAACTTTTAAAATCTGGTATAATAGATTTAAAGGTTGTTGAGAATACAGAAATCAACGACAAAGAAGTAGATCTTGATGGTGAAAAGATCGAAGACACTCTCACGCTTCTAAATAAGTACATAGAGGACTCAGACTTTGAGTTAGAAAAAGAAAGAGTCAAGAAACTTCTGAAAGAAGTGTACTTAGAAGCTTGCGAATCGGAGTAATGTTCATCTTATCACTTGCTGGTCACGAAGGAGAAGGAGCTTATGCCGTCACTAATGATGACGGTCAGAAGGCTTTGTATCTCTTTCAGCAAGAAGATGACGCATCTAGATATGCAGGGCTTCTAGAGGCGAATGAATCTACTGTATTGACAGTTGTAGAAATAGATGATAGTCTAGCTGTCGAGACCTGTAAAAAACACAAGTACAAATACGTTATTATCACACCTGACGACATAGTGATTCCGCCAAAAGATTATGATAGTATTCAAAACGATACGGTGGCGTAACTTTTTATCTACTGGTAATCAGTTCATCATCGTAAGTTTTCAAAAATCTCCTACAAACTTGATAGTCGGACAGAATGGTGCAGGGAAATCCACGATATTGGATGCTCTGACATTTGTTTTATATAATAAACCATTCCGTAAGATCAAAAAAGCACAGTTAATCAATACTGTGAATGAAAAAGAGTGCGAAGTTCAGATAGAATTTGAGATTCATGGTAAGATTTATACCATTGTAAGAGGTATGAAGCCTACTTTGTTCGAGATTTATATTGATGGTAAGAAACAAGATCAATTTGCCAATCAAAATGATCAACAAGCACACTTAGAGAGCAATATTTTAAGACTAAATTACAAATCTTTTACTCAGACTACTATTTTAGGTGCGGCAACCTTCGTTCCTTTCATGCAATTAGGTAACGCAGACCGTAGAGCCATAGTAGAAGACGTTCTAGACATCAAAATCTTCTCTGGTATGGCAAAAATACTAAGAGAGAAGATAAGTAAAGCGTCTACAGAGATTAGAGAGCTCACTATCAAGAAGGAAATGATAGATGAGAAGATAGCGATGCAGAAAAACTTCATTGCAGACCTTGATAAGACAGGTAAAAAGAAGATTGAGACCACAAAAAAGAAGATAGACACTCTGATCTTGGATAGTACGTCTTTGATGAATGAAAATGAATCTTTATCTAATGAAATCGAAGAAAAATATAAACCAGAACTTGAAACTTTGACATCTGCTTCAAAAGTTCTTAAGAAAAAGAACACAATCAAAGTAAAACTGGAACAAAAGATACAGAATATAACATCCGAACATAAATTCTTTAAGGAAAACGTATCATGCCCTACATGTGAGCAGCATATAGAGGAGGAGTTTCGCTTAAATAAAATTGAAGACATTGAAGGTAAGGTCAAGGAGATTAATTCTGCATATAAAGACCTTACCAAGTCTATAGACGAAGAACAAAAAAAAGAAGCCAGGTTTATAGATGTCTCCAAGCAGATCACTACACTCACTAATGACATTTCAACAAACAATTTTAAAATTTCTCAGTATCAACGACAGATCAGAGATTATGAACAGGAAGTTCAAGAAATTACCGAACAAATTGCAAACCGAAATACTGAAAGAGCAACGCTTAGAGGTCTCAAAAGTGATTTAACAACAGTAGAGAAGAATAAAGCAAACCACACAGAGAATATAGAGTACCTAGACTTTGCAAACTCCATGATGAAAGACTCTGGAGTCAAAGCAAAGATCATGAAGAGGTATTTGCCTGTCATGAATCAGAAGATCAACAAGTATCTTCAGATGATGGACTTCTATATCAATTTTACTCTTGATGAACAGTTCAATGAGTGTATCAAATCGCCAATACATGAGAAGTTTAGTTATGAATCGTTCTCTGAGGGTGAAAAAATGCGAATTGATCTTGCTATTCTGTTTACTTGGAGAGATATTGCTAAGATGAAGAACTCATCTAGCACAAATATATTGATTCTTGACGAAATATTTGACAGTTCACTGGACAGCAATGGTACAGATGAATTTGTAAAGATTATCAGGTATGTCATCAAGGATGCTTATATCTTTATGATCTCTCACAAGGTAGATGAGTTGACAGATAGGCTAGACAACATGATTACGTTTGAAAAGATGAACGGATTCTCAAAGGTTAAGTATTCTACATAGTAGTAGACGTTCGGTATACCGTATGTTACTATTAGATGGATGTCACTCTCTAAAATTAGAGTGTGCCTTAAGGGAACTTGGTTTCATTGATATGGAATGGAGAACTATTGCCCATGCAGGGATATTTTTAGTACAACCTGTAGGTATGCCAAATGATCCCGAAGGAGATCTATTAGGATTTTCAATTACATACGAGAGTAGAGTTATAAAATTACAGAACACAGCAAAGAAAGCATTAGATACAGCTATAAGGTGGTCAGGGGACAGTTGACAAAGTGGCACACCATTGGTTGAAATTGGCACAGGAGAGATTATAATATAAACATAGACAAGAAAACAAATGCTCACAAAGATTAATTACGAAGTCAAAGGTCAACTCGCAAAACTACTTGCAACTGAAGATCTTATCATAGAGAACCGTAAGGTCGAGACAGCGATGTTTGACGTAGAACGTAGAGTATTGACACTTCCAATGTGGGAGAAGGCCTCTGCGTCCGTATACGACCTTCTCGTGGGACATGAGGTTGGCCACGCATTATACACACCAGCAGATAACTGGAAGAAAGATCATCCAGATCTACCAATGTCTTATGTCAATATTCTTGAGGATGTAAGAATTGAGAAGTTGATGAAGCGTAAGTATGCTGGTATCGTCAAGACATTCTTCAACGGATACAAAGAACTATCAAGTCAAGATTTTTTTGAGTTGGAAGAGAATGATGTAGAAGAGATGGGTCTACCTGATAGAATTAATATCAATGCTAAGATTGGTAACTTTGTAGATGTTCCATTCTCAGATGATGAAAAGTATTTTAGAGACAAAGCAATCAAGACAGATACATTCAAAGATGTCTTAGATCTTTCTATTGAGTTGTTTGATTACATGAAAGAAAAGATCAAGGACTCAATGGCATCAAATGGTGGAGAGTTAGATGAAGATTGGAGAGTTGGTAATGACTTTGGATTGGGTGAGTCCACCAAAGGAATACCTTCTCAAAAAGCTGAGTCCGATCAAGAACTACCATTCAATGATGAAGATTCAGAAGAGACTAAAGGTCAAGGCCAAGAGTCACAACCTACTCCTAATCTTGGATCTGATTTTGATATGGAAGACATGGAAGCTACTAGTGATATTTCTGGTGGAGAACATGGTAATCTAGAAACTATCACAGATAAAACTTTATCTAATAATCTAGAAAAGTTAAACAAAGATATTCATGGTCACTCTAGAGAACCTGAGTATTGTACAATACCAGAACTCAAGCTTGACAATCTTCATATCAAAGTAAATGATATTCATAGTGCTATGGATAGTTGGTATACAGAACAACAAAGAAGATATGATGCAAGTGTTCTAGAAAACAATTACAAGACAGCAAAGGACATCTATCAGGATGCTGATAATGACTACAGATTGTTCAGAAGATCTGCTCAGAAAGAAGTCAACTATCTTGTAAAAGAATTTGAGTGTCGTAAGTCAGCAGACGCATATGCTCGTGCTACAGTATCAAAGACAGGTGTTCTTGATTGTACAAAACTTCATTCATACAAGTACAACGAAGATCTATTCAAAAAGATTACTACTCTACCTGATGGTAAAAATCATGGATTGATTTTCATTCTTGATTGGTCTGGTTCTATGAGCACTGTTCTCATGGATACTATCAAACAGTTATTCAACTTAGTTTGGTTCTGTAAGAAAGTTCAGATTCCTTTTCAAGTATTTGCTTTTACTAATGAGTGGAATCGTTATTCACAGTATGACCCAGACAAGTCTTATATTGGACACTACTCTTTACCCTTTGAACATCATCAAATTAAAAATGGTCAACTCATTGTAGATAATCAATTCACAATGCTTGAGTTCTTATCAAGTGATGTTAAGAAGAAAGATCTAGAACATCACATGTTGAACATTTGGAGAACAGCAAAAGTTATGGATTGTAGAGGTCGTTGGGATAACAATTACTTCTATCAGCCTCCTCATGGATTACAACTATCTGGTACTCCATTGAATGAAGCACTTGTATCTTTGAACCAGTTGATACCAGAGTTCAAAAAGAAAACAGGTGTTCAGAAAATTCAGTGCATCACTCTTACAGATGGTGAAGCACATCCAATCAGTTTCTCAAAAGAGTTTATTGATGGAGATGGTCGCAGATACATGGGATCACGTTCTACTTGTAACAGTAGTGTGTTCATCAGAGATAACAATGGTAAGACTCATTCTTGTGGTAGTACTTACCATGAGTTGACCGCCGCTTTGATACATCAACTTAGAGGTAGATTCTCTGATGTAAACTTTATTGGTATTAGAGTCTTAGACAGCCGTGAGTCCAATAGTTTCATCCGCACATATGCGGAATGGGATCAGGACAAAACTGCCAATCTTCAACAACAATGGAGAAAATCTAAATCTGTTATGATTGAAGATGGTGGTGGGTATCATGCTTACTTTGGACTTTCATCATCTGCTTTGAACTCTGATGATTCTTTCGAGGTCAAAGAAGATGCTACCAAAGCACAAATCAGATCTGCTTTCAAGAAGTCACTTTCTGCGAAGAAAATGAACAAGAAAGTTCTAGGACAGTTCATGGAATTGATTGCGTAGACAATCAACAAACTGTCACAATACTGGTTGCATGTGCTATCATGCAACAGTATAATTAATACATAACTACATAATGAACAATGCCTTTTGAAGCTAAAGTGAATCCCGAAGCATTAATAACAAACCTTCGTGACCTATACGGTAACAAGATTACCGCCGCACACATCAAAGCATACTGTGCTCAGCATGATGTGACATATCAAACTGTGACAAAATATCTTGCCAAGTTCAAGACAGGTATTGGTAAGTGGAATCTAACTGTCAGAGAGAAGAAAGCAAACCTCGAAGCAAACTTTGCTGCTCCTGCTGTTGTTCCACCAATCGAACAGAACCTTATACCAGAGGTTGACCCTAACTTTGTTAAGTTTGGAAACTTCCCTGATGTCAAAAAGATTATTCAATCTAAACAGTTCTATCCATGTTTTATTACAGGACTATCAGGTAATGGAAAGACTCTAGGTGTAGAACAAGCCTGCGCTCAACTCAAGAGAGAAGTTGTTCGTGTAAACATTACTATTGAAACTGATGAAGATGACCT